GTCACAATTCACGTACCAAGCGTGCCGCCAGAATACGATTAACACAGTCTCTTATTGCCTCTCCGCGAGAGTAATTAACCATTCCCCCATCGATAGTCCATTCACGCGTTCCTTTGAAACGTGAAACCTTGTGTGCGCTAATCCTATCGTCGACCCAGAACGAGATAACGCGGGCACGCTGGCTATCTGTTGAAACCCTAACGCCATGGTCGCAAGCGTAATCTAAAGCCTGTGCTTCACTCATTACGGCTTTAACTTCGGCCTTAACAGCGTTCATCGGCTGTTCATTCACGTACGGGTAATCCGGATGATATGAGCCAACACAAACCCAATACGCTTCACTGAGAGCCTTTTGAAACGAGTAGGAACCCTTCAGTTGCACATATTGATAGCGACACTCGTTGAAACCTTCAGTAAGCGCTTTAACTTGCCACGCCGCCTTATCACCGTGTTTCATCTCTGCGGGCGTATGGTCCACCTTGCACTCATTAACGAATGCCACAGCGCCCAAGCGCTTATATGTGTTTGCGTTGCGGGTAACTCGTGCCATGGTCGTTATCTCCAAGTGTCTTAAGGGTTCTGCCGGTCTCTCTCAACCGCGAGAGACTCCAGTATGCCTGACGATGCACAGGTGTGCAACACAAAGATGCACAAAGTTTCCTGAGGGGTTCTGAGGTTTGTCCGTCGTCTCTCTTTAACGACACTGCCCCTCACCACGCACTACCTTTCTAATGCCCATATCGTGGACAGACACGCTGTCTCTCATGCGCCTGTGCCAATGCGTCAGGCGTGCAAGGCCAATGCGTCCACCTATAAGTAGGGAATCTGAGACGGAATCACCATGCATTAGATAGTTCATCTAGTGTTTCCCCTTTAGAATCAAGGGGTTACATGCATGCACCCTCGAATCCCTGTCGCTGGCGTGCGCTCTCCCAGTCCTACATGTACCCCCTAGGGTCTCTCAGGAACCCTTTCGCAAAAGCCGGTAAAGCCCTGCCGTTGTTGTTGTTGTTCCACCTTGTTGCGTGGACACCACAGTCCCACCCAAAACCCCAAGTACCCCCGGGACCCCCTAGGTACGTGGAGTTAATCTGTCCCCATTACACAAGAATCCCAAAGACCATGGGGGGTAGGGGGGAACCTAAAGATTATCTAAAGGATTATCTCTGTGATTCCCGTCAGAGCCTTTAGATAATCTTTGGTGAATATCATTAATGATAATAACCATAGAAAGAACCCTTAGTCCCTCTAGATAATCCGAGGGAAACCAAAGTAACCCTTGGATTAATATGGCACTCGAAACAGCAACTTATATCTCTCAATTGGTCCCTGCAAACCCAACTGGTGCAGACCCGATTGCAAATGCAGACGACCATCTTCGGATGATCAAACAGGTCCTTCAGAATACCTTCCCTAATCTTTCAGGGCCGGTCAGTATGAACCAGTCCCAGCTTAATACTGCCATGCCTATTGGCGGCATTATCATGTGGTCGGGAGCTTCTATTCCCTCGGGCTGGGCACTGTGTAATGGTCAAACCGTAACTCGGTCGGACGGTGCGGGTAGTATCGTCACCCCCAATCTGCTGAATCGATTCCCGGTCTGTGCTGGTAATGCGTACGCGATTAATGCCCAAGGCGGCAATACCACGTTCGCCCTGACGACCGCTCAACTCCCTCCGCACAACCACACGGCCAACACGGATACCCAAGGGAACCACACCCACCACGTCACCGGTAATACGGGCGGTGGCGGTGCTCACTCCCACACGCTGCCGAACAACGGCTCGGTACAGGCTGGCTCGGATAACGGTGGCGCTATGTCTCCGGTTTCCACGGGCTACGGCTCGGGGCGCACTCAGGCTCCCACGGATGCCGTCGGGGACCATGGTCACTACTTCGAAGTCGACACATGGGCTGCGGGTAACCACGCTCACAACGTCTTCGTTGGCAATACCGGTTCTGGTGCTCAGATCGATGCACGTCCGCCGTATCAGGCTCTCTACTTCATCATGAAGGTCTAAGCACATGGCGCTCGAAACCGCTTCCTACATTTCGCAGCTTGTCCCAGCCAACCCGTTGTCGACAGACTCGGTCTCCCAGTCGGACGATCATCTCCGTCTGATCAAGGTGGCCCTCAAGAACACCTTCCCCAACCTCGATGCCCCGGTGACGGTCACGCCCTCTCAGATGAACAACCCGGTTCCCAAGGGTGTCGTCGTGATGTGGTCGGGAGACATCGGTCTCGTACCGGCTGGCTGGGCGCTCTGTAACGGAGCCAATGGGACTCCTGACCTTCGCAACAAGTTCGTGCTCGGCTCGGGCGATCTGTATGCCCAAGGGTCCTCAGGTGGCTCCGCTACGACTGACATGGCTGGTTCGCACACGCATACGCTCAACTCGGCCACGGCGAACCTCTTGGTCACCACGACCAAGGTGGCTGCGGGTACTGACGTCGATGCGATCACCGCAGTGACCCCTCAGGGCCACACGCACACCGCGAACCTCGTGGGCGACCATCAACACGCTGACCTGCCTCCGTATCTGGCGCTGGCGTACATCATGAAGCTCTAATCAATGCCGACCTTCCCGCTTCGCAAATTGGGAGGCGTGGGGGTCATCACTGACGCAAATCCCTACGACCTTCCGCCGAACGCCTTCTCCGAGGCGAACAACGTGATCTTCGACGAAGAGCGCATCACGCGTGCTCCCGTCTTCAAGCAACTCTTCAACCCGATCCGCTCGGCTCTGTCCTACGACGCAGCCGGGACGATGACCTATGACTCCAACACGAATCCTTATGACTCTGCGGAAGGCGGTAGCTCAATCGCTGCTCGCTTTGTGTCTTCGTATGCCGATCCGATCAACGGCGAGTCGGTCTTCGTATGCGACAACGATGGAACGATCCGTGCCTACCCGGGCAACGCGCTCACGTTCCTCACGCCTCCTTCGGGTCTCGTAACGAACGACAACGTCTGGTCGCATGCGCAGGTATCGAGCTTCTCGTTCCTCACGCGGGCCGGAATGGTCCCTCAGGTGCGCGATCTGCTCGCCGGGGGAACCTATACGAGCCTCGTGGGTGACTGGCCCGCTGCCGATCAGGCTGTGGTCGCTCGTCCGTTCCTCGACTACGTGGTCCTGTTCAACGTCACGAAGGCGGGCAAGAATTACCCCACGATGGTGAAGTGGTGCAATCCGATTCAGTTCGGTGCTGCCAAGACCACCATCAACTGGGACCCCACGAACCCGAACTACCTCGCGGGTGAGAACGTGCTCTCTGAGATGCGTACTCCCGTCCGTGATGCCCTGATGCTCGGGAACACCATGGTGATCTACAACCAGTCCCAAAGCTGGCTGATGGATTACTCGGGGGACACCAACGTCTTCAACTTCCGGCGCTCTAACATTCCCGGGGGTGTGGTCAACACGAACTGTGTGGTCGAGGTCGAAGGCAAGCACTACGTCTTCGGTGAGAACGACATCTACGTCCACGATACCGTGCAACGTGAGTCCGTCGCTGACACCAAGGTTCGCCGGCGAATTTTCAATACGCTCGACCGCAAGAAGCTGGCATCGTGCTTCGTGGTTCACGACTCGGTCGCCAACCTGATCCACTTCTGCTATCGCACGCTGCAGGATGAAGCCTCGTTCTCGAAGGCAGCTTTCTGTAACCAAGCGGCGATCTACAACTATAAGAACGGCTCGTGGTCCTTCATGGATCTCCCGAACATCATCGGGGGTGCTGAAGCGAACGCGCAGCTAGTCAAGAACTCGTTCCCGGATGTCACGGACACCTACGAACTCTACAACACCAGCTACACGGCGTACACGGGCATTCAAGCCAAGATGCCGATCATGCTGTCCGTTGCAGATCAGAACGTAGGCATCACCGACACACGCGTCTTCGCAGTGGACTTGCCAACGGCTGGTCTGGTCAACCTTCCTGCCAACACCGAAGCCCTTAAGACGGCATGGGTGGAACGCACAGGTGTCGACCTCGATGGTCAAGGCTTCTCAACGCTTCGTTCATACAAGCTCATCCAGAGCATGGTCCCTCAGATGTCCTTCGAGGACTCCACAGGAACCTTCGATGTCTCTGTGGGCTGCGCGGACTTGGTGAAGCAGACTCCGAACTACCAGTTCAAGACGAACTTCAACCCGGCGACGGACTACAAAATCGACATGATGGTTGCGGGCCGCTACTTGGCCTACCGAATCTCCACCGACTCGATCAGTAACTTCCAGATCAGCGGAATGGACCTTGATCTCAAATCGATGTCCCGGAGGTAACCATGGTCTACACAACACCCGTCCTGAACTACGTACGCGCCCAACTGCCCGCCAGCGCCCAATCGCAAATCTTGTTCTTCAATGAAGAGCTTAAGAAGATCGAAAGGGCGCTGCAGACGCATTCGGTCGCACTAGCTCAAATCGCCACCAAAGTACCTTGATACACCCGAGAGTATGAACATCACCTTCAAACACCTAGACGACGAACAGTTGCTCACGGAGACCATGCGCCACCCGCGCATCTATCCGCATATCACTGACGACTCGTGCCCGACCTCAGAGAACTTCGAGGCCAAGATTCTCCCCGGCTTTCTCTATCTCGGGGTGTTTGACGATGACGAGTACCTAGGACTCTTTCTTGTCCAGCAACACAACCTCGTGCTCTATGAAGTGCATACGTGCCTTCTCCCGAGTGCGTGGGGCGCTCGTGCATCAGCGGCTGCGAAAGCGGTCATTCGATGGATGTTCGAAAACACAACATGCCAGCGGTTCATCACTGCGGTGCCCGAGGATAACCCCTTGGCACTGCGGTTCGCCCGCAACGCTGGAATGGTTCGATACGGAGTGAATCCAAAGAGCCTCCAACGTAACGGCATCCTAATCGATCAGACTCTCTTGGGTCTAAACAAGGAATAAAAATGCCAGCAGCAATTCCATTGGCAGCGGCGGCAGTTGGGGCTGCAGGTAGCGTCATGGCCGCGAAGGCGGGCGCTAAGGGTCAACAAGCCAATGCCGAAAACGCCAATGCCCCGTGGAAAGAAGCAGAACCCTACGTCACCGACGCCTACAAGCAAGGCCAAGGTTTCCTCAACACCGCAACCGCGATGGGGACCAATGGTGCCTATGACGGCCCCCGCGTAGCTGGTCTCAACGGCTACCAAACGAGCGGTGCAGATTCCGCTGGTGATTGGGCCGGTAACCAAGGACAGAACGTAACAGGTGCGCTGTACGACAACGGGATGCAACTCTCGGGTACGGGCGCAGGTTACGGTAAGAACGCTCAGTCGATGTTCGACATGGCTAGTGGGGATCACACCCAACAGTTTCTCGACACGGCAAGCCAGTACGCGAACAACCCGTACGTGGATGGCATCATCGACGCGAACTCGCGAGACGTTGTCCGCAACCTCAACGAAAACCAACTCCCTTCGCTCAACAACGCAGCGGCTGGAACCGGCAACACGAACTCCTCGCGTACCGGAATCGCTGAAGGCATCATCCAGCGTGGTGCCTCGGATCGTCTCGCAGACATCTCGTCGGGCATCCGCAGCCAGTTCTTCTCGCAAGGTCTCAACGCCGCGCAGGATCAGTACAACAAGCAGTTCTCGCAAGCCTCAGGTGCCAACGAGCAACTCTCGGACGCCTACAAGACCGGCGCAAGCTCGCTCACGAACGCCCAAGGCGCAAACGGCACGAACTTCGACCAGTCGCAAGCCGCTGGCGGTCTGTACCAACGTCAGGATCAAGCTGGTCTCGATGCAAGCAAGCAGCAGTTCAGCGAGCAGCAGAACAACCAGTTGGACCTCCTGAACAAGTACATGACGATGATCAAGCAAGGGCAGGGCGGTGGTTCTGCGGTCAACACTACGCCCCAGTCTCCGGTTGCCTCGGGTATCCAAGGTGCCCTCGGTGCTGGTCTCGCTGCATACGGCATGAAGGACAAGCTCGGCTTCGGCTCGGATACTTCGTCGGCTGCTCCTGCCAGCTACAACTTCTCGATGCCCGACGCTTCGTCGAATGGCTCTTTCAACAACTACGGCTTCACTTCCTAAGGAGGCAGCATGGCAGTAGGTTTTAGTCTGCCGGATTCCTACGGGATGGCCGGTGGCGCTCTGTACCCGGTGATGAACACGGAGATGGATGACGCCGCGAAGAACAACGCAATGCTCATGGCACTGAAGTCGGGACAGTTTCAGATGCCTCAGCAACCTCAGGCTCCTGAACAGGCTCCCATCGATCCCTCGGCAACTTCGGGTGCTCTGATGGGTCCCGGCGCTACGGCGCAAGGTCCTGACATCGGTGCTCTGTATCAGCAAATGAAGCCGCAAGCTCCTCAAGGATGGCAACCGCCGCCCATCGATCAGCACGGCAACGCAAGCAACGCTGCGATCACTCAGTTGGGCATCGGTCTCCTGAGTGGCAAGAACCTGCAGGAAGGACTGGCTACTGGTCTCTCGGGTGCCAACAAGGCATACGACGACCGCGTGGCTCTGGACCGTTCGAACTCGATTGAGCAGCATGGTCAGAACTACAAGGACAAGGCGCAGGACCTTGAAGCGCAGAAGCTCAACAAGCCGACGGTCACTTCCCTCGGGAATGGCATCGCTCTCCGCACGTATCCCGACGGTCGTCAGGAATTCATCAACTCGTCTGAGTGGGTGGACCGCACGAACGGCAAGATCGACAAGCAAGGCGAAGTCAAGAACTCGACCAACGATCACTCGACGTCGAATGCGATCACTCGGGACAACAACCGAATCGACCGAACTGCAGAAGTAACCGCAGGGAAGCCGAACAAGGAAACCGAGAAGGACAACGATCTCATCCAGAGCGTCAAGGAACAGTCGGCGTACATCACCGACATCGAGGCGGCTCTTGCGGATCGTGACAAGAACCACGAGTACGACTCCAAGCTCAGTATGCTGCCCACCGCGATTCTTCGGAACCTTGGTGACAAGGGTGCTGACGTGGCTGCTCGTAATAGCAAGCTCGATGCGTTCCATCAACAGGAAACCTTGGCAAACGGCAAGCTCATGAGTGGCCCGATGTCTGACGGCGACCGTAAGTTCTTGTCGGCTGCTGTTCCCGACTCCAAGGCATCGTCGCAAGAGTGGAAGGTCTACCTCGATCAAAAGAAGCAGATTCTCCAGCGTCGTACTGAAGGTGCGCAACAAGCTATCGCTGCTCGTCAGGCTGCTCGTACCTCCGGTGGCGGCAGTGCTCAGAACCAAGATGCCGTGATGGCAGAAATCGCCAAGCGAGGACTCAAACTGTGAGCTTAGACCTCTCGACAATGTCGGATGAAGACCTTCTTGCTCTCGCAAGGAACACGAAGGCCATCCACAACAACGAATCCAATGGCGCTTCGGACTCGGCAGCTATCGTCAACCCGACGAGCGGTGCTGAAGGCTCGATGCAGGTCATGAAGGGTACTCAGAAGGACCCCGGATTCGGTGTTCGGCCCTCCGACGGGACTCCTGAGGATACCGCTCGTGCTGGTCGTGATTACTACGCGGCCATGAATCTCCGCTACAAGGACCCGATTCACGCTGCTGTGGCGTACAACTGGGGTCCCGGCAAGGCCGATACGTGGCTCAAGAACGGGGCGAAGCTGTCCGATCTCCCCGACGAGACGCTGAAGTACATCGCCAAGATGCATCAACAGGGTGCCGGAGGTTCCGTAGCTGCCCCACAAGCGGCTCCAGAGGCCCCGGCAGTACCAACCCCCCAGAAAGCTGCGCCAGCGGCTCCTGCAGCGCCTAAGGAAGCTCCGCAAGTACCTAATGCGGGCCTCAAGGCTCCTGCAGAACCTGCTGTTGCCCCTGAAGAGGGCTGGGGGGACAAGATCAAGCGTTGGGGCGACAATGCAGACGCATTTCTCCTTGACAACACGAAGAAAGCCATCGCTCAACCGGGCAAATTCATCGACGACACGGTTCGCTCCGTGGCAAATACGGTGACCCTCGGTGCTGCGGATCGACTTGCTGCGAAAGCGGACGAAAAGATTCTCGGCAAGGGCAATTTCTCGGACAACTACAAGGCAGAGCAGAAGAAGACGGCTGACCAGAACCCTCTGGCAACCGGAATCGGCACTATCGCTGGCTCTGTGGTCCCCATTGGTGCCGCCACGGCTCCTTTGCGGGCCATCAACGCCTCGACGAAGGTTGCTCGATACGCGAAGACTGTAGGAACCGGCGCGGTCCTCGGGGGTGCCCAAGGTGCCCTGACGGCTGACGAAGGTGATGAACTGGAAGGTGGTGCCAAGGGTGCTGCCCTCGGTGCTGCGGTCTCAGGCGTCGCCGCTCCGGTGGTCCGTGCGCTCACATCGGGTGCCACGAAGACCGCTCAGAACGTCCAAGCGTTCCTGAAGAAGCACGGTAACGATTCAGAGGCTGCAGTTCAGCAAGCCGAGAACCAGATTGCCCTTAAGGGTGTGCGGGACCGTGTAACGAACGAGGCTGATGGTGAGATCGCGAAGAAGGAAGTGCGACAACTCACTCAGTCCCGCAAGGACGCAATTCAGGCTCAAGTCGACAAGCTACCGGATACCCCGGATGGTCAAGCGGCGAAGGCTGCAATGGCTCGGTACAAGAACGGCTTCGTCGACGATAAGTCACTGGTCGATCTGGAATCCAACGGACCCCTGAGTAAGTCTGTGGCGGACAACATCCGTCAGCATCAACGCATGGAAGCCCTCACGAGTGCTGCGGCAACGAACTCTCGTGGTCGTGAAGCATTGGGCGCTGGCGTTCAAGCTGGTGGTGCCGCTCTCGGGGCATCTATCGGTGGTCTGACTGGCGGTGGCCCTGTGGGGATCGGTCTAGGTGCTTACCTTGGCAACCGCCTCGGCAACACCCTGAAGGATCGTGTGCTCGGTAACGGCACGATGATGCAGCGTGGTATCCGAAGCCTGACAGGTAAGAAGGAAATCGACACGGCTCAAGCTGTGCTCGACAAGTTCGGCCCGTCCTCGGCAACCAAGGGTCTCGACACGCTCACGAACGCTATCAAGGCAGACGTGACGAACAAGACTCAGGCTGCTGCTCAGAAGGCACGTCAATCCGCAACTGCATCGAACCTTGCGAACTCCATCAAGACTCGTCAGGCCAACTCGGCTGCGACGCGTGGCGAACAATCGGCTGCTCAAGCTGAAGCGGAAACCCTCGCATCGAAGGCCCAACAGGCTCAAGAAGCTCGTGCTGCTGCGTCTGCCAAGAACCTCGACAACTCTGTAGCTGCTCGTCAGGCCAATGCGGCTGATACCCGCAATGCAACCCGCTCGGCAACTGAAGAGATGGCTGCGAAGGCGAAGGCTGCTCAAGCTGCTCGTGCTGCTGCATCCGAACAGAACCTCACGAACTCCGTGGAGACCCGTCAAGCGCAAGCTGCGGCTCGTACAGAGAATCGTATGGGTGCTCAAGGGACCGCTGCTGCCGAAGACGTCGCCCGCAATGCTGATCGTACTGCCCGGGTGGAACAGTACGTTGCGGAACGCTCGGCCAACTCGAAGGCTGCTCGTGTCGCTGCTGAAGCTCGTGCAGAGAATGAAGCCCATGCTCTGGCTGGCTCGAAGATCGCCTCTGGTGATTGGTCGGGTGCCAACATGCAGAAGCCTGTGCTGGAAACGCTGCGTTCACATACCGGTGCGAAGAGTGTTGAAGAGTTGAAGTCGACCCTTCAGTCCCTCGCGGCATCACATCCTGAACTGGCGCAACACATCGGGCAACTGACGACCACAGGTTCCAAGGCAATCCCTGAGAAGGCGTACTACCACATTCAGGATGCTCTGAAGGGTGCCCATGGCGCTGCTCCGGTGGCCCCGATGGCTGAAGGTGCTCTGTCGGCTGGTAGCAAGGTCTACAACCCCATCGCGTATCAGGAGAACGTTCGTCAGGCTGGTAACGCTGTCGATTCGGCTCTCAAAGCTGCTCCGAATGATTCCCTGAAGTCACTCGTGCAAGAGATCGCTCAAACGCGTGGTCGTGAGGCCCGCAAGGCAATCCTCGCTGCTCGAATGAAGGCAGCTTCTCCGGAAGAGCAAGAGTTCCTGAAGAACCACGTTCAACCCATGACGAAACACGGACTTAAATGAAAGCAACCGACGTCCTCGGACTTCTTGACGCCAGCAATGGTGTTGAGTCGTCCGCAATCCTAACCGCCGAAGAGAAGCGGGGCATTCAACGCGAATTGCTCCGTGTCCTCCCTACGGTATCCATGTACCCCCAATCCGAAGCCACTATCGCTGCAACTCTGCGTGTGGTGACAGAACGTGCAACTGAACCTACGAAGGAGGTCAAGCATGTCACGACCGACAGCCCGAGTAAAGCAGAAGCCAAGGGGAAAGTCGCCGTTCGTGGAACTCGCAAAGACGCCTGAAGGACGTGCCCAACTTGCTGAATGGAGAGCGAAGGCTGCTCTCTCTCGGCGTGGGCGTCCCCAAGGTGCCACTGATGGTTTCACGGCTTACCAACGAAAAAAGATGATCGAGAAAGCCTATGCCGGTATCGATCAAGTGAGAGCTTATATGGCAACGCAAGGCATCGAACTGCCCGAGGATGGCATCGCTAAAGAAGCGACTGATGCCGCCATCGGCGAAATGCGTAGGACTGACCTTTCCCCCCGAGACAAGCTGGCGGCTATCCGCACAGTCCTCGAATGGTCGAAGGCCAAGCCCGCAAGCAACACCAATCTCAACGTAACCCGCCCCGAGGACTTCTTGGAGGCCCTCACGAAGGAATAACGTATGTCGGATGTCATGGCTGTGCGCAAGCGGCTGTATGAGGATTTTGAGTATTACGCTCGGCACGCCCTGAAAATCCGAACGAAAGAGGGTGAGATTAAACCTCTCATCCTCAATCAAGCCCAACAGATTTTCATGAAGCAGGTCATCGATCAGCTTCACACAACCGGTCGGGTCCGCGTGATCGTCTTAAAGGGACGACAGCAGGGCCTCTCGACCATCATCGAAGGGATTTTGTACTGGTGGACTTCTCAGCATAAAGCTCAGAAGGCACTCGTGATGACGCACAAGGGCGAGTCCACGACCGCTCTGTTCAACATGACGAAGCGTTACCACGACAACGTCCCTGCGATCCTCAAGCCCTCTACGAAGTACTCATCGCGTAAGGAACTCACCTTTGACATCCTCGATAGCTCCTACATGGTTGCTACGGCGGGTGGTGATGGTGTTGGACGGGGTGAAACCCTCCAGTTGGTTCATATGTCCGAAGCTGCCTTCTATCCGGCCGCAACGGTGCGCGA